TGACACCGGAACATTTATCGGTGCACCCGCTACAGACTGATTCACAAACGACTGCATTGCTGGGTTCATAGGCTGTGGTTCTGGTTCTGGTTCTGGTTGCGGTTCAACAAAAGGTTGAAAAACAGGGCGACGAGGAAGAGACGACATAAAGGACTCAATTCCCCCATAAGACGTAGGTTGTCTTGATTGCATTTGACGTAATTCAGCCAACCGAGAGTCTACATTTTGCTTCATGGTTTGTGCGGGTCGCAGGTTTCTAACAACAGATCCTAGAATACCGCCCCCAGACGGCTGGCGACCCGTTAAAACATCTCTCCTTTTACCGTAGAAATCCATCGGAGTTCTTGCGGTCATGGGATCATTTATTTTTCGAAAAAGTTTTCCTAAACCCATTACTTCGCCACTTTCTTCAACATTTTACGGACCCGCCAAGTCATAGGGTGTTTCTTTGATTGATAAAAATCAGCCCAACGACCTGCCCACTGAGCAGGGGCTTTGTCATCAGTCGCGAAACGATTGAACCCTCTTCCATCTCCTTCGTTCACTATTTCGAAGATGAAAGACATGAGCCACCTCACCCCTTCAGCTTTCCTATCGACTTCAAGCCAAAACTCGCGCCGATACTAGCTAGTATACCCCACTGTATCCATTCCGGGGCTGTCCGAAGGAAATCAAAACCTTGTTGCATATAAGGTTGCGCCGCAGGAACGAAGGACGCAATTATGATCAAGATAAAGCAAATCGTCCACGCCTCGTCTTTCCACGAGTCCGCAGACGCATCCATCGCCTTCTCTTCCCAGGTTCCGTCCTTCTCTACTTTTTTAACTTGAGCCTCGATCTTTGCGACTTTAAGCTTTTGCTTTGCCGCCGCTTGCTCCGCCCTATTCTTCAGAAAGGTCGAACCAAGACTTGTAATTGGGCCAAGGAGTCCTTGTAGCATTAGTTAGTCCTCTTTCCGAGCTCTCGCATGACCGCAATGTCTTCTTGCGTTTCGATTCGCTCGCGGTTAATTTCGTTGCGTTCTCCCGCGATCTCGAGTTGAGTTTGTAACCTGTCAGCCGCTTGCTGTGCCGACTGTTCAATCCTCGCCTGTTCAAGCATCGCATCTGTTGCATCTTTTTGCATCTTACGCTGGTTTTCTTGCGCTTGCAACTGAACTTCTGCTTGTCGGATACCAACTAGCGGATCCGTCTTCGGTTGCGGAGAAACCTGCTGTAGATACTGCTGGACAAGCTGTGCGTTAAGCTGTGGCACAAGCGTCATCATTTGTTGCTGTAACTGCATCTGAACCTGCTGTGCCATCATCGGATTAACTTGTTGCAATTGTGCTAAATTAACACCCTGCTGTTGTAACTGCATCTGAACCTGCTGTTGAGCTTGTTGTTGCGCCAAAAAGCCAATTCTCTTTAACATTTTTGACATCAAAAGTGTTTTAATCGGCGGTGACTCTTTAACAACAGGGCTAACCAGAGCAGCCACATACGCCGCCAAGTGCGCCGTCTGATCCTGGTTCGGGAACACTTCAAACGGTTTACCACTGAAAGCTGTTGAGATTTCTGTGGCAGGATCCATCGGCTGCGGTTTTTCGTGCGGCTTCAAGATCGGGTCGATGTTTTTAACTTCCAAAGCTTCGTACATACGACGATATGCTTCACGCAAATTATGAAGCTCTGGGTTCTGCGCCGCCATCTGCAACTGTGTCTGCGCCAAAGCATGACGTTGCGCCATAGAGAAAATGTTCGGATCTGAAACAGGTAAGATGTCAATACGACCATCAAAGTCCTGCTTAAATGTTTCCGGCGGTACATTCAGAGCATACGGATATGTTTCTGTCGTCTCAGCAATAATCTTTGTAAGAAGTCTGAACTCCTGACGTTGTGCATAATGCAAACGTTTGTGTATCGCGCTCATGACCCGTGAGCCACGCTCCAGCAAAGCAACTGTCGTGCCTACCGGAGCCTGTGAGTTCATATCGCCTGTAGCGGTATCAGCAATAGAAGCATAGCGACGACCACTATCGACCAAAAGACCCAGAAGTTGAGAGAGTGTGCCACTCGGTTCTTTGTACGGCAAAGTTTGAATCGCATTACGAATATCTCCATTAGGCGCATCAATATCTCTGAACTCGCCCGGCTGAAGTGGTTCATCGTCATTACGGATACGAACACCACGCATCTTGAAACCAGCAGGTAAGTTCGACAACGTACCAGCATCAATCAATTGACGTAAGATAGATGTCGCCGCGTAGGACAAACCACCAATCATGTGGATTAAGCCAAAGCCGTAGAAGCCTAGACCCGGTAAAAACTTGTAATGCACAAAATGTTGAAGAGGACGCTTCTCAGTATCCATCTCTTCATAGTTACGATAAATAGACAAAACCTTCCCAGAATCGCGCTCAATCGTAATTGTGTAAGGAAGCTTGATACCTGTTGGTTCCCCATCATCATCGGTGTCTTCAAAACCCTCAAGATCAAGGTGTGTGTGCATTTCCAGGATCGTGTACACATCGTCAGAATAAGATGGACGCATACCATCTAACTCGTCTCGTTTATCTTGAAGCTCGTTATCTGTGTCGTAAGAAGATCCAGGACCCGGTAAGTCTATATCACGATAGATACGAGAGACCTGCAAACGACGAACATCGTTCTCGCTCATCTTCGTCACATGCGTAATGCGCTCCGCTGTGCGTAAATCAGTGGCTGAATAAGGAACAACAACATCTTCAGCCGGAACAAACTTAGACACCGCCCGACCTTTGATGTGATCAAAATAGATTTTCTTAAATGTTGAACCAGACAACGGTAGATAAAACAGCATCTGATCCATGTCAGGATCATATTCTTCCATAACCTCCATGACGTAATAGTTCATGAAGTTTTCTACCCGATTTGCTTGCTCAACAACCTGTGGCGACTCGAGACCAACAATACTTGTACGGACAGGGCCATTGGCAGGTAATAACTCTTTGTAAGCTTGTGCCTGAAACTGTGTGACCGACTCAGAAATCAATGGGTGTGTTACACCACTCGCACCAGAGAACGGTGCGTCACGTTCCTCGTAACGAATACCAAGCAGATCAAGACCCTTGGATAACGCTGATTGCCACTCGTCTCTTGAGTTCTGATCGTCCTCGAACATTTCCAAGCACTCAGAAGCTACTTTAGAAAGCACCGACTCTTCTAAGTCTTCCGCTAAGTTACTATCGTGAACAAGCTCTATCGCCTCGTCTTCTTCACCGGGCATGACAAACTGCGCCTGACCGTCCTCACCGAAAACAACGCCGAGCATATCCTCTAAGTTTTCTTCAAGCTCAATAGGAGTTGGCTCAGTCTCGGTTTCTGAAGACCGCATTTCAGGACCGCCGGGTCCCATAGAATCCGCTACAAGCGCACCTAGTTTTTCAATATCTGATTCTGACATAGTTTTTTATACCACTTGTTTCGTTACAAGGCCACCTTTAGCGAGTTTAATTTCAGGTTCAAAGTCAGGCATGTTCTCAGGAATTTTAATGTACCTAGATGGTAATGTTTCAAAGCCTCTGGATTCAAGCTCACCGTACTTAACATCAACTTTACCAACCTCGAAACCCAGTTCCTCTAGTTCTTTCACAAGCTTTTCTGGAGCCACTTCATATGTTCTTTTAAATGTAGCGTCCGCAACCTCACCTTCTGCGTTTCTAAGTGCAGCAATGTTTCTATAGTCGGGCATAATAATACCGCTAAGTCCTTTTTTCTGAGCAAGAGCTAGTTCTTGTTTCAGCATATACAGAGCCGTTGTTGTTTGATCTTCGAAAACAGAATCTGGAACAAGTGTTTCTAGTCTAAGAGCACCTGTAATCTCGTCGACATCTCGCATCTCGAGGAACTCACTCATCTCAGGGTTTTTAGAGATAAACTCATCTCGGTGTTCACGCAGTGCGTTGTTAGCTTTGTAAAGGGCTGTCTCAAGTTTCATTCTTTCAGAGTTATCTGAGTAAGACCTTCTCTCCGCTTCGCGTAACAGGTTCTGTAACCTGTCTCTTCTTTCAGCCTGAATATCTAGCATACGCTCTCTTGAAACCGTAATTAGTTCACCGTCATTGTTTGGTGAGTGACGATAAGTTTCATCGGGCAAGTCTCCTTCGATTTTCTTTATAAGGTCGTTTACAGCATCAATCCTCTGCGTATATCCTTCAATCGCTTCTTCAGTTACCCTGTTAAAAGAGTCTAGCTCCATTTCCGCTTTATATTGTGTGTTTTCAAGTTCTTTTTTCCTAGCGTTAAACTTAGGTAGGTCTATCTCTAGTTTTCTAGTTAAGTCGGGGTTTGTTATGTTTATTTCAGACAGAGCTCCGAACTTAGTTATTCTTCTTCTCTGTGTGCCTAAGTCTCGAAGACCATCTTCAACGTCGACT